ACTACTTTGTATACACCATTATATAAATCTGCAACAGAATACATAGATGCTTTATCATCATTTTCGACAGTTAAGCGAGCTTGAGCTGATGGTTGTAATTTTAAGAAATTTTTACAAAATCTGTCAAGTGCTGCATTTTTATCGCCATAGGCACCACCAACATGTATATTGATTTTTGCCATACGAGATTTAGGCAAACCCATAATGTCCATAATTTGCGCAGACTTATTTAATTCATTGATTGCGCCGTCAACAACTTTTTGTTTTGGTGAGGCCAAGACTGTAAACTGACCTGGATGGAATGATAGACGCTGATTATATTTTTTAGCCAAGTTGCCTGCTTGTTTTAATAACAAACATAGTTGGTCATAACCTGGCAAATCCTTGAATTCGTATTCGGACATCCAGGGATATATTTCCGATGACATGCGAAATACCTTGATGCCATTGTCTTCGTTCCATTGTATAATTTTAATAAGGTCTTGTGTATTTGCAATGCATAATTCAGATACATAATCTAGACCTTTTGTATCGTATGTACGCCTAATCATTGAGCGACCTGTGTATATACCTTGTTTGCGTAATTGCGTGTTTATACATGCATATCCTAATTGTTTTGCCATATTCTTAATATAATAAATTTAATTGACTTTCCAAAATAATTGAACACAAATTATTCCTGTTGCTAATACAAGAGAAGTTAATGTTTTTAAGTTTATGCCTTCTCCCATAAACCACCACGTTAATACAGCATACGAGCTAATTCCTAAGGCGAACCCTATAAATCTACCTGGCCAAAGAATACCGTCAAAATGTTCTACACAGTATTTTGTTCCGAATATAAATGTATACGAAATTATACTTCCCAATGCTATTGCTAAAATATGTGGATTTTTACTAAACCAATCCCATTTGAATTGGCCATTTAGCTGGAACCATATTAGTGTGTGTCCAACTAAGAATAGTGCTACAGATAGTGCTATTTTACTCATTTGTCAATTTTTAGTTTTTAATAGTTAATTATTATTTTATATAAATATAACAAAAATTTCCGACATAGAAAAATTTTTAGCGGTTTATTTTTGTTATTTTTTAATTTTTATATGTACAACTTCTTTAATTGAAGTATCAATTCTCCTAAGACCTTCGTCGTTTGTGACCAATATAGAATTTCTATAGCCATCCCAGTTTAATTGAAATGAAGTATCTAGTACTCCATTGTTAGAATTTTTAATACATTCGTTTAATGCGTTAATAGTATACAAAGTATTTGTTTGTTTTTTTCTATGAAGAGAAATTGTATCTGGTAAAATTTGTATATCTTTTGAAGAGTCTATATTATATGTGCACATCAACTCATGTTTATTTCCGTCATTATTTAATACAAAAATCTTATTATAAAGAACATCATACGTCTCGATAATTTTATCAACGCACTTTGTCAATAACTTTGTTTTTGTAAATGTACATAATAATTGAGTTTTCATTATTCTTTCTTTTCGTTTTCTACAATTGCGCTCTGTAAATCTTTTCCATACTGACCTGCAACTTTTGATATTGCACCACCTGTACGATGTGTATCTGTTCCTATATGTAATTTTTTACCAGTTGCTTTGCATGTATATATCAATCTCATAGAATCTGGTTCTACTTCTATATTTTCTACAAGATGTTTTTCTAAAGCTTTAAGGTCATTTATATCACCTTCGTAACCTGTTATTTTAGCAAGCGAATTTCTATAATCCTGAGGGCTAACTGAGTGTTTTCCCATCTCTGTCAGTTTTCTACCATCTGCTGAACCACCTACATTTTGTATAATATGAACTCTTTCTAAAAATCCTTTTACATAAGCTTGAGTTCTAGGTCCATTTGGTGGAGATTTTTTACCAGTTTCTTTCTCATCTAATTCTATCATTCTTTTTGTTGTTTCAATCTGCATTCCTTCAATATCTTTTTTCCTACCACGTTCAGCTTTTTCCATTTCTCGCAAACCAGGATTACTATGTATTTCTATAAAATCCTTTTCATCGAAAACACCATTATACATTACATTACCATCTTTATCTGGCTTGTCAAATTGTTTCTTTAATTCTGCAGCTGCTTCTTCTGGAGACATACCTGCATCAATCTTCTTTTGCATTTTTTGATGTATATCTCTAGATACTATTGAGACTTTTTCATTTGTTCTTATTTGATTACCTCTTGAAATACCTCCAGTACCCGTAACCATTGTTGCTGCATTTACTATATCGTCATCATTATAGTTTCTTTCTTTGCTTTTCCACTCTTCTTGAGTTTTCTTTTTCCACTCTTTATATTCTTTTGATTTGACATCGTTGTTTGGTGGACCATCAGCACCCATAAGTTTAGCTTGAACCTCAGGTTTTTTTAATGTGTCTTGAGCGTATTTTCTTTTCTTTTCTTTTTCTGCAGGTGTTAATTCGTCTTGAGGCTTGCCCATCTTTTTTCTACCATTAAGAGCCTGAGCGCATTTTGCCATTGTAGATTTTGCCTGCGGAGTGGACAGTTCCTTTTCATGTTTGTCTGTGGCTGATTTTACACCTTTAGCCATATTCTCATCAAATTTATTTGCTTTTGCAAATTGTTCTTCTGTTATCCTAACAACATCGCTTTGTTGAGATTCTGTTAGGTTTAGAGTTTTTGAAGCGCTTAATATACTTTTTCTCGAACTATTAACAGTACCGCTAGATTGTTGGTCGTTTAATGTTTGTTTATTAGATATATAGCACACTCTGTCATTTCCTTTACTGTCTTTGTAAATCATTATTGTGTCGGCATCACCTTCCTTTCCAGTAATAGATTTGTCACCAGCATTTTTTTGAAATTCATACAATTCATTTTTTGCATGTTTAATTTTTTCAGCATCACCAGATTTTTCCGCTTCTCTCAGTTGAGTGACCAGAGTATCTCTAACTACTGTACTATCAGTTGTATTAACTGGATAACCTTCTGGCTGCTCTTTATTATAATCAAAGCTTTCATTTGATTGTACTTCTTTCATAGAGTCATAACCAGCAACAGAAGCTTCTGAAAGTTTCTTTAATTTCTTTTCATTTTTTGCTACCTTGCTATCTGGATAATTTTCTTTTACATGCTTTGCTATTGCCTCACCTAGCTCTTCTTTTGTCATGTTTGGATTTGCATTTGTGATTTCTCTACCTATATTGGTCATCTCTTCTTGTATTGTTGTATCACCACCGCCTTTTCCAGCCTTGCCGCCAAATGCTTTTTCTCTTGATTTTGATGCTCGATTACTTACATCATTAGGACCTTTAGTTTCTATAACTGCAGGTTCATCTTTTGTAGAAACTGCATCTGCAATTTCATCTGTTGACTTACCTGTCCATTCTCTATCCTTTGCTTTTTTAGGATATTTTTTATCTTCTGGTGATGATGATTTTTTCTTAGGTTCTTTTTCTGCTTTTTTACCAGTACCTTTAGAGCCATCAGCTGCAACGCAACCATCTCTGCCAGGATTTTGACCTTGCTGACAAACAGCTTCAATTTGCAAAATATATTCTTGGATAAACTCTTCAGAGTATTTATAGTCTCGCAATACATCTTCCAGAATTTGAAGATGTGTTCTCTTTTTCGGGTCTGGCATACCATTGTTTACACGCCATGCCCATTCTTTGACTAGATAGTTAAATCTCATAATACTCCTCGTTATAATATAAATATCAAATTAGAGGTCCAAAGACCTCATATTATGATAGTCTCTACCTATCTTGGCTTTTGAAGGAAATACCATAAGTTTTTGGATTTCTTTAATGAGAGATTTCTCACTTGGGTCGATATCAAATAAAAATGCATCATATACATATAATATCATTTTACTAGAATAATCTTCTAAAAGATTCAATATATTTTTAAGAGCACTAGAATTCATTTCTGTTTCATAAGCCTGAATCAAATAATTAAATAATTTTTGAGGATTCATATTTTCCAAATTCTTTTTATATAACTTTCTTTTTAAGATAGGTGTTTCTATATAACCTTTACTATTATAAATATCCCAAAGTTTAGAAATATAATTTGATGTTTTGTTGAAATAATCAATTCGTCGAAACTCCTTTGGAATTCCGCCATAAAGAATTTGAAAAC